ACGCCCACATCGACGAGCTCGTCTCCCGGTACCGCCACGTCGAGAACCCGTTCACGACCGCCCTCGGCGACCTGATGAACGAGGGGTTCGACGAGGACACCGCGCGCAAGGCGTGCGGCCAGATGAAGGACCGCATGGAGTCGGACGGCGACGGCGCCGACGACGAGGACGCGGCCGACGAGTCGAGCGAGGGCAGCGGGAAGCCGAAGCCGCCGTGGCTCAAGAAGAAGAAGACGGACGCACCCGTCGTCGTGAAGCTCGACGCGAGCGTCGTCGAGGACCGGGCCGAGTACTTCCGCGTCCCCCAGACCGCCGACCCCGTCGCCGGGAAGACCAGCGGCGTCACGATCGCCAAGGGCGTGCTCGCAGTCGTCGAAGGCGGCGTCGAGACGCACACCATCAAGGAGAACGACACCATGACCGAGAAGGCGCTGGAGCAGATCGTCAAGAAGGCGGCGGAGCGCATCAGCGCGGAGCTCGACGTCCGGCTGAAGCCGATCGAGGCCGCCCTGAAGCTCGAGGGCGAGACGCCGGCCGGCGACGACGCCGCGGGCGAGGGCGAGACGGTCGCGTTGAGCGAGGACCGCGTGGTCGAGCTCATCGACGGCGCGTTCGGCCGCTTCTTCGGCCCGATCAGCGAGAAGGTGTCGAAGATGGAGAAGCGCCTCAACGCGCGGATCCCGTCGCGCCGCGGCAGCGAGGCCGACGAGGGCACCGGCCGCGCGCGCAAGGACGACGACGCCGACTTCGGCGGCGGGCTCATCAGCTTCGGTGGTCGCGCCGCGCGCTAGGGCGCGCACGCGACACACCCGCGAACGATCATTTCGGAACTGAGGAAAGGAAGAGGGCTCATGCTGGACTCCTACATCGAGACGCTGGCGCGGAAGGCCAACGAGACGGTCGCGTCGGACATCGCTTCCGCCGGCGTCATGCTGGCGAAGCAGCGGAACGCTTTCTTCCGGAAGCTGATCGCCCGGTCGAAGATCCTCGGGGGTGCCCGGACCTTCGTGATGGACGGCCCGACCGCCGAGATCGACAAGGTCTTCATGCCGGAGTTCCTCCAGAAGCCGGCGGACGAGATCACGGCGGTCACGGTGACGAAGCCGATCTTCTCGAAGACCACGCTGACCGCCCAGGAGTTCGTGGGCGAGGCGCGGTTGAGCTACAAGATGCTCGAGGACAACATCGAGAAGGAAGGCTTCGCGGACACGCTGGTCGCCGAGATGGCGAAGCAGTCGGCGCTCCAGTTCGCGAAGGCCGGCGTCCGCGGCGACACCACGGGCTCCGGCTACCTGTCGATCCTCGACGGCGTGCTGAAGCAGCTCAACGGCGGGAACATCTACAACGCCCAGAGCGCCGGGATCTCGCTCGACGTCTTCGCGGACGCGATCAAGACCCTCCCGGACGAGTACCGGGACAACCTGGACGCGCTCCGCTTCTACGTGGCGCTCGACCAGGAGACGGCCTACCGCCAGACGCTCGCCGGCCGGATGACCGGCCTCGGCGACGCGCACGCGACCGGCCGCCCGGACGTGGCGCCCTTCGGCGTCGGGCTCGAGGGCGAGGTCGCCATGACGGCGACGCAGGGCCTCCTGATCGACCCGTCGAACATCCTGGTCGGCTTCCACCGCCAGGTGACCATCAAGACGGACGACGTCATCAGCGAGCGGTACTGGAAGGTGGTCCTCTCCTTCCGGGCCGACGTGAAGGTCGAGGAGACCGACGGCGTCGTGCGGATCGACAACCTCGCGCAGGCGCTCTGATCGGCCTGAACGGCTGACCGGGCGCGCCTAGAAAGGGACCAGCGCGACCATCATGGCGAACACCACGACGAAGCAGACGAACGGCGAGGGGCGCTACATCGCGGCGACCCTCGTCTACGGCAAGCGGTACCGCGTCTTCGGCAAGCTCTTCCTCAAGGGCGTGCCGCAGGAGGTCACCGAGGAGCAGGCCCGCGCGCTGAAGACGCTGAAGGCGCTCCCGCCCGGCCGGGACATCCCCGCCGAGCTTCTCCGGCCGCTCGAGCGCTTCAAGATCGCCAACGTGACGAAGCGACCCGCCGCGCCGAGCGCCGCGGCGCCCGAGCACCGAGGCACGCACAGCACGCAGGACGCCCCCATCGGGGCGTCGGCGTAGTCAGCAGGAGGATCCATGTCGCTGCGCAATCTCAAGAGCACCTTCGGCCAGGGCGGCGTCGGCCTCACCGACCAGCTTCCGGCCGCGCTCCGGCAGGTCCGGGCGACGAAGATCCTCCCCCTCGCGTCGGGCTCGCCGTCCGTGCTGCCGCAGGCGGTGGCCGCGACGTCGATGCTGGTGGACGGGGCCGCGGCGAGCACGCTCCGGCTGGACGCCGTCCTCGGCGGGCAGTGGGGCAACGGCCTCAAGGTCACGACCCGGCGCTTCACCCAGCAGCAGACCGGCGACCTCCTGTTCGACCTCGAGCTCTTCCGGGCGACCACGGTCCAGCGCAACCAGGACCGCGTCATCCAGTTCGCGGCCTCGGACGTCGACTTCTCGTCGACCCCGGACACGATCACGCTCCCGCGGAACCACAAGTTCGAGACGGGCCAGCCGGTCCACTTCACGACGGCGAGCGCGCTCCCGACCGGCCTCACGGCGGGGACGATCTATTGGGTCGTCTACGTCAGCGCGACGAAGATCGCGGTCGCGTCGACGAAGGCGAACGCCTTCGCAGGGACCACGATCAACCTGACGGCCGCGGGCACCGGGCCGCACAAGATCCGCGACGTCCAGTACGAGCTCCACTCGGGGCTCTCGATGGACGACAACCACGCGCGCTACGTCGAGACGATGCTGCTCAAGTCGGCGATGGTCCGCGGCGTCGACCAGGACTCGGTCACGGCCGACCAGCGGCCGGCGGACGTCATCATGGCGGCCTTCGGCGGCGGGACGGGCGAGGCGTCGCTGACCGGGGTGAACCCCGGCGACGAGATCCTCGCCGTGACCGACGTGACGACCTCGACCGCGCCGACGGCCCTGACCGCGACCGACTTCGCCGTGACCGACGCGGGGAAGATCATCAACGCGGGGACCGCGATCGCGGTCAGCAAGGGCCTGCTCTTCCACGTCTCGACGTACGGCACGCTCGACTAGCGGGCGCGCCGGATGGCCGGCCTGATCGACACGACCGACTTCGTCACGTGGGCGTACGTCGAGCCCGGGCACGCGATCCCAGAGTGGGACGAGTGGATCGAGGGGCTCATCGCCGCCGCCTCGACGAGGATCGAGCAGTGGTGCCGCCGCACGTTCCGCGGCGGCGCCGCGTTCACGGGCGAGCTCCACGACGGCACGGGCGGGCTCATCCTGCGGCTGCGGCACGGCGACGTCTCGGTGACGACCGTCGAGGTCTTCGACGGGAGCGCCTGGACGGCGGTCGACGCCTCGGCCTACCGGGTGATCGTCTCCACGGGCGAGGTCGTGCGCGTCGACGGCGGCGTCTGGCCCGAGGGCCTGCAGAACATCCGCGTGAGCGGCACCTCCGGAGCTGCCGCGGTGCCCGAGGGGATCAAGATCGGCTGCCGGCTGCTCGTCGGGCACGCGTGGTTCACGCAGGGCCGCGAGCCCACGGCGGGCAGCGAGGCCGCGCAGGTCTACTCGCGCGACGCGATGAACAAGGTCGACCCCGCGAGCGGGCTCCCGCTGCCGGTGCTGACCTGGATCATGGGCTACCGCCGGCACCTCGTGGCCGTCGTGCAGTCGGGCGACGACGCCGTCTGATAGGCGCGCCCCCGAGCGCGCGTTAGCGTCGGCGCATGAGCCAGGAATGGGGAATCGCCCGCCCGGACTTCGTCGGCGTCAACGTCCTCGGCATCCCGCGCGACGGCCAGGCGCTCGTCGGCGCGGGCCCGCTCTACATCCCCCGCAACGCGGCGCGCGTGATCGTGCTGCACGGGGAGAGCGGCGGGCCGTGGCGCTACAAGGCGGGCGACTTCCGCGCGCGGAGCCTGACCGCGGCGAACGCGACGACGAACGTCTTCACGGCGTCCGCGCCGCACAACTTCCAGACGGGCGACGGCCCGTTCAAGCTCGCGGGGAGCACGCTCCCGGCGGGCGCGGTGGCGGGGACGTCCTACTGGGTCATCGTCGTCGACGATGACGAGCTCAAGCTCGCCGCGAACTACGAGGACGCGATGGCCGGGATCCCCGTCGACATCACGACGGCCGGCACGCCCTCCGGGTGGTTCCTGCCGGCGGCGCTCTCTGTCGCGGCCCCGGGCTCGAGCATCACGGACGGGTCCGCGAGCGAGAAGCTCCTCGTGGGCGAGCGCCTGGTGCTGGCCGCGCCGACGCAGGGCCTCACGATCGTCGGGACCGCCGGCGCGGACGTCCTGACGTACTACTTCATGTGATCTGGCGCCCGCGTCGGGGCGCGGAGATTGAGCCGACGCGAAAGGAAGCCAGCCATGCACCGTCTCGCCGTCCTCGTCCTGCTCGCGGCCCTCGGCGTCGCGCACGCGGGCCCGCGCACCCCGACGCTCCGGCCGACCGCCGCCGACCTCTCGCTCGCAGTGTTCAACGCCTACCCGTCCGAGCCGCTGCGCTGGTTCCACGGCGAGACGGCGACGCAGGTCCAGCGCGACGCCGTCGAGTCGGCGCTCACGGGGATCGCCTCGCCGCGGGTGATCAACTTCGCGAAGCGCCTCCCGTCCTGCGCCTCGAGCCTCGGCTACCTCTTCACGAACTACTCGAAGATCACGTCGAAGCTCTCGCCGCTCTACGAGGCGCAGGAGATGAAGACGGGCTTCTGGAACGTGACCGTGAGCGGCCGCCACTACCATTTCGAGCACTACAACGAGCGCAAGGTGCAGACCTGCGCCGTCGCGAACGAGACGGCGCGCAAGCAATGCGCCGCGATCCTCACGCCCGAGATGGGGGCCTACCTGGACCTCCGGGTCGAGGCGGGCCGGTGCGTGATCGGCGCGGGGATCACGGTCGCGCCGCCGGCGGCGCCCTACGACTCCGCGCGCGGCGTGCTCGGCATGGTGACGACGAAGACGCCCTCGCCGCTGCCCGACGCGACCGAGGCCGGCCTGCTGACGACGGCGACGGCCGCGCACAACGCGCTCTCGCCGACGACTGGCGCGGCGCGCATCGCGGCCGAGGACAGCGCGGACGACGAGAGCGAGCACCACCGGTTCCGCCTCAAGGATTTCATGTCGGACTGCGACCCGGCCTGGGGCGACGGCTGCGCGCGGTGGCATCCGGTGCAGAACCGCTTTTTCTCGACATGGCTCGCGGCGGTGCTGCGCGGCGATTGGTTCGCGGCGCGCCAGGCCGACACCGACCACCAGCTCGCGCACATCTGCGCGGCGGTGAAGGACGACCGGCTGCTCGTGATGTTCTCGTGCCCTGCGGGGCGCGGGCGCCTCCAGCCGGACGGGTCGACGTCGAGCATGGACAACTGCCCGGTCACGACCTGCGCGCAGGCGTTGCCGACGCTCTGATGCTGACGCCGAGCTACAAGCTCAAGGGCACCAACGAGGCCGACCTCTACCTCCGGGGGATCCCGGAGACGGTGCGCCGCGGCGTGGTCGAGGAGTTCAAGGACGGCGTCGAGGAGATGTACCGGTGGCTCGTCGCGGAGCGCCTCTCGGGCGGCCCGCGCAGCGGCCGGACCACGTCGCTCCGCATCGCGCGCCGCGAGGGGAACCTGATCCGCGCGCTCCACCGCGACGTCATCGAGGCCGACGACCGCGTGACCGGGCAGGTCTACTTCGAGGGCGACGAGCACATCGAGATGATCGCGCGGGTCCTCCAGGAGGGCGCGACGATCGTCCCGCGGACCGCCGGCGCGCTGACCATCCCGATCGCCGAGGAGGCCGAGGGCCGGCGCGCCCGGGACTTCGGCTCGACGTTCATCTTCCGGGCGAAGAGCGGGAACGCCTTCATCGCGCAGCGCCAGGGCACGGGCCCGCGCCCGACCCTGCGGCTGCTCTTCCTGCTCGCGCGCAAGGTCGTCATCCCGCCGCGCCCGGTCATGCGCGAGGCGGCCGAGCGGTTCTTCCCGCAGATCCTCCAGAATGTGTTCCGCCGCGTGCGCGGGATCCTCCAGGGGGGCGGCTGATGCCGCTGCGCCTGACCCGCGAGGACCGGCTGATGGAGGCGATCAAGGTCCGCTGCCAGGAGATCCGCGTCGCCAACGGCTACCAGCGCGACGTGCGCGAGGTGGAGCGGCTGCGGCGCGGCCCGTTCGCGCCGGGGCTCTTCCCGTCGATCGGCATCTACACCACGCGCGAGACGCCCTTCCCGCGCGAGGGCTCGCCGCTCGAGGAGCTCGACCTGCGCGTCGTCACCGAGGTCTGGATCGCGGAGTCGAAGCCGAAGACGCTCGACGACGAGGTCCGCGCGATCAAGGCCGACGTCTACGTCGCGATGCTCCGGGACGAGCACTTCACGGTCGACGGGACGCCGCTCGCGGTGCGGACGAACTACGCCGGCTGCCTCTACTTCATCGGGGACAAGGCGAACATCGGCGGCGTCGCGCTCGAGTGGGCGATCCACTACCGCTACTACCGCGGCGACCCCTACGGGACGGTCGAATGAGACTCGCGCTCGCGCTTTTCCTCGTGCTGCTCGCGAACGCGCGTTCGGGGGCCGACACCCTCGCCGACTGCACGCAGCTGGGATCTGTCCAGTGCAAGTCGGCCGCTGGGGATCCCGCCGACAGCGGGCTCGTCCGCCTGGGGAATACCGAGTTCATCTGCTGGGAGGCGAACCCAGCCGGCTCCGACGTCTGCATGACCGTCGGGACCGACAACGCGATCCTCGTCCCGAGCCTCAACATCAGCGGGACGCTCGCGACGCTCGGCGACATCAGCCCCTCGTCCCTGAGCTCCGACCAGAACAACTGGAACCCGACGAGCCTGTCGACGGCGGCGGTGATCCGCGTCACGGCGAGCACGCCGGTCAACATCACGGGCCTCTCGGGCGGGACGGACGGCCGGATCATCCGGATCGTCAACATCAACTCGGTGACCGTCTTCCTGAAGGACGAGTCGGCGTCGAGCACCGCCGCGAACCGCTTCGCGCTCGTCGGCGACATGGCGCTCGGGCAGGACCAGGGCGTCACGCTGCTCTACGACAGCACGACGACGCGCTGGCGCTCGGTCGGGCGATCGCTGCTTCTCCAGGAGTCGGGGATCTCGCGGATGGATCCGTGGGTGATCAACTTCACGGACAACACCGTCTCTTGCTCGACGTCGACCGGTGTCTGCGACGTCGGGGCCGGGACGACCGTCGTCCACCAGAACGACGGCTCGCTCGGCGCGGGGGCCACGTGGCGGACCTGCTCGGCCGGCGGGATCGACGCGGGCGGGACATGCCTGGAGGTTCCGAACGGGACCGGTCCGGCGGCCGCGGACTGCGACGCTTCCGGCGAGGAGGGCCGTCTCTACGAGAACACCAGCGACGCGCCCGGCGCTCGCATGGACATCTGCACGGGGACGGGCGGCTGGGAGTGGCAGGCGGGCCGCATGGACCGCACGGGCGGGAGCGGCGGCGACGGCGCGTTCACGATGACGCCCGGGACGTCGGGCTCCTGCACGGCCGGCGACTGCGACGACTCGTGCACGACCTGCACGGGGACGCGGCCCGCCTGCGTCTGCACGCTCCCGCCGAACTCCTACGTCGCGCGCCACGCCCTCGACGGGACGACGGGCAGCACGATGTACTCGTGCTGGTACGAGTTCACCACGGGCACCCTTACGGCCGGCACGGTCGTCTGCGGCAGCGACCCGCAGGACACGGCGCTCTCGCCGACGTTCGGCGCGCAGATGGTGCTCCGGTTCCAGCAGACGCCGAACCTCGTGAACGGCACGATCAGCATGGTCGGCCGTGGTGCTGGCGCGGGCACGGCGGGCACGAACAGCGCCTCTACGGGGACGGCACGTAACGGCGGCGGCGGCGGCCCCAGCTCCTTCGTCGGTGGCGGCGCGAACGGCGTCGGCGCGACGCCGACGCCGGGTACGGCCGGCACGAACGTCCTGACGAACCCGAGACTCCGGCCCTACAAGGAGTGCTGGGGCATGGGCGCTGGGGGTGGCGGCGGTGCCGGGAACGGCGGCGCTGGGGGTGGCGCGAACGGGGCATCGAACGCCTTCGCCGCGGTCGATAACTTCTGCGGCGCTCCGGGCGGGGGCGGCGGCGGCTGCACCGGCTCGGCCGCCAACGGGGCCGGGAGCACGGGCGGGCGCGGCGGTGGCGGGCTCTGGATCGAGACTGCCGGCACGTGGACCGGCGGCAACAGCGCGTGCACGGCGCCCGGCCTCGCCGGTAGCCAGTCCGTGACCTGCTGCACGGGCAGCGGCACGGGGACGTGCTCCCTCACACTGACCACGGCAGGCAACCCGGGGAGCGGGACGTCCTTCGGCGGGAGCGCGGGCAAGGCCGGCGGCGGCGGCGGCGGCGGCGGGAATATCGAACTGTTCTACCGCAAGCTCGGCGGCGAGACGGGGATCACCTACACGACGAGCGGCGGGAACGCCGGGACCGCGACGGACGGCACGAACTGCCGGAACGGCGGGGCCGGCGGCAACGGGCAGACGTTCAAGTACCGCGTGCCATTCTGATGCTTCGGCTCGCCGCGTTCCTCTCGCTGCTCGTCGCGCGCGTCGCGCTGGCCGAGCCGATCTTCATGGACTCGGGCGACGCCCCGGACTGCGCGACGTACACGACCGCGAGCGCCGGCTGCGACTCGCTCCTCTGGGGCACCGAGACGGACGTCAGCGGCACGAGCGAGGACACCGACATCACGCTCGTCAAGCAGGCGAGCTCGACCGAGCAGACGCACAACGACACGAACGGCGCGGACGGGTCGTCAAAGTTCGCCTTCCGGCTCGATTTCCAGACGGGCGAGGCGCGCTACCTGACGGACATCTGGGGCACGTTCGCGCTGACGAACACGCTCACGGTCAACTTCCGGCTCTACATGCCGGCGAGCGGCGTCCCGTCGAGCAACGCGAAGGAGATCTGGCGCATCCGCGAGTCGGACAGCACGGACGGGTGCGGCGTCCGCGTCACGAGCTCGGGCACGCTCGAGCTCCGCTACGACGCGACGCTGCTCGGGACGACGAGCATCGCGCAGCAACCGACCGCGTGCTGGCTCTCCTCCGACAAGACGTCGCTGATCGGCTGCACGACCTCGACCGACTGCCCGCCCACCTACGCCTGCAACGCGGTCACGGCCGGGACCGGCCAGGGCGCGTTCTGGCCCGGGTGGTCGATGACGCAGGAGAACATCTCCCTCGGCTCGGGCGGCTCGGCGGGCCGCGTCCGCTGCACCCTCTCGCAGGCCGGGCGGGCGCTGATCTCGGTCGACGTGGCGCAGGCCGCGAAGCCCGCGCAGATCGACCCGTCGAAGACGCGGTTCGGCAACATCGTCGCGTCGACCGGGACGATGACCGCGTACGTGGACGACATCGAGTTCGACTCGTCCAACGTCGCGCAGCACGGCTACGTCGGCGTCAGCCACGTCAACGCCGGCGTCACCGGGAACTGGAGCCGCTCGAACTGCGGCGGCGGCACGACGTGCGTCGGCGACCCCGCGACGACGGTGCACTGGGGCTGCGTGAACGAGCTCTCGTGCCAGGCGTACAACGCCTCGAACACCGACAACCTCAACACCGGCAACGCCAGCAACCGCGTCGAGCAGGTCCGCTTCGGCGCGCTGTCCTCGGGGACCGTGCCGATCGCGGGCGTCGACGCCGTGCTGCTCGGCGCCGCGTCGTCGAACGCGGCGGGGACGCGGCGCATCGCGCAGCGGCTCATGCTCTGCGAGTCGACGACGGCGTGCGTGAGCCCGAAGTTCTCCGCGACGCAGAACATCACGGTCGCCGACTCCACGGTCGATCGCGCGCTCGCGCACACCTTCGCGACCACGATCCCGGGCGGCTCGGCCGGCTGGTCGTCGACGTCGGTCGGGCGCGTCGGGGTCGAGGTGTCGACGCAGAGCACGAACGCGAACCAGACGAACTGGGCCGCGAGTCTCCTGCAGGCGTGGTACGTGCGGCCCCCGACGGCGCTCCGGACCCAGATCAGGGAAGGGAACCTGGGCACCGACGACGACCATCGGTGCATCGCGTGCATGGGTCATTCGAACATGCTCGGGACCACGGGCGGCTTCTGCGTCAACGGGACGGAGCCAGACGGGACGCAGTGCGTGCAGCTGGACTACGCCAGCTGGGATCCGGCCGAGCGCGACTCGCCCACGGGCGGATGCCTCGGGAGCCACACCGCGGTCCGCACCTGCACGCAGCGGCGCACTGAAGCCAACGGGACCGCCGGCTATCCCTGCGGGACGTGCACGTGCGCGAGCGGAACGTCGTGCACGGGCGGGTCGATCACGACCGGGTGCCCGAACGGCGGGACGTGCTCGAAGGTCTGCGCGGGCGGGACGAACGACGGGACGGCGTGCTCCACGGACGGCGACTGCACGGGCGGCGGGGTCTGCCTCGGGACGTGCTCGACCGCGGCGCAGGAGTGCCCGAACAGCGGCGCGACATGCGTCGGCGACGGGACCGCGAACGACGGCTCGAAGGAGGGGACCTGCGACAAGAACCCGAACATCCGCTGCGACAGCAACCCCGGCGGGGGCGACCCCGACTGCAACTTCCTGGGCGACACGTGCGACACGACGGCGCTCTGCATCTCAAGCTGCGGGACCGGGGGCATCTGCCAGGGCGGTGCTGGCATCGCGGATGAGCTGGCGAAGCGCGTCGTCGTCGACACGCTGCTGCTCTGCGGCGCGGGCGCGGAGGGGTCGCGGACGCTGCTCGATAGCCGGTGGGACCTCGTCCAGAAGGGCGTCGGCGACAGCTGCGCGGCCATCATCGGGGCGGGCGTCTGCCAGTGCTCGTCGAGCGGCCAGTGCCCGGGCGGCGGGACGTGCAACGGGAGCGGGCTCTGCGTCGGCGGCAACGCCTGCTACGGCCCGCAGACCTCGACGCTCGAGTGCGGCACGTGCACGGTCGACTCGGACTGCGGCGCGAACGGGGTGTGCTTCCAGATCCGGGACGAGCGCCACTGCGCCTGCCAGTTCGACAAGCCGGACCTCAACATCGTCCACTCGGGCGCGGCGGACGTCGTGGTCCCCGGCTTCGCGCCGAACTGCAACGAGAGCACCGCGGCCGGCGCGATCACGAGCGGGGTCTGCGGTGCCGAGGGGTGCCCCGTCACGACGGCCAGCGACCTCTGCCTCACGGACGCGGAGGCGCAGTCCTCGACGCGCACGCCGCCGGACGGGTCGCCCACCGCGCGCTGCGTCGGCGCGGGCGCGCTCCCGGGCTCGCTCCCCTGCACCGACAGCGGCGGGGCGGGCGGCCGGTGCAACGCGGAGATCACGCCCTGCATGACGAGCGTGGACTGCCCCGTCTTCAACGGGCACGCGCAGACGTGCAGCACGAACAACACCGACTACGACACGATCCCGAACGGCTGGTGCACGTGCAGCGCCGACAACCAATGCAACCCGGGCTCGGCGTTCTTCGGGATCCCGAGCTTCGCCTGCAACAACGGCGTCTGTCGCGCGGAGTGCGGCCGGTGCTCGGGCAACCAGGACCTCCTCTGCTCGACGACAGCCGACTGCACGGCGGCCGGGGCTGGGACGTGCGGCACGCCGACCGACAACGTCTGCCGCGGCGGCGGCTTCTGCAAGACGAACGGTAAGTGCTCGAACGACGCGAAGACGTCCTGCTCGACGGACGCCCAGTGCAACGCGAGCGGCAATACGCTGAACGCCTGCGCGACGTCGTCGCCG